TGGAGAGCCTTAGTGGAGGGAATTTATTTACTTAATTAAAATATTCTTTTTTCCATAAATCCATATATATAGATTCATATTTTAAAGCATCCAACTCACAATCAAACTGAATTGATAAAGTACCGTCTTCGTTGTAAGTAGTTTTAGAATCCCACATTATAGTGATGTAGATTGTTTCGTTTATCGCTTGGCTTAAATTGTGTAAAGTTCTCATATCGTTTCTCGTTTTGTTCCCTACAAAGATAGATAACATTTCGGTACTACCAAATCTAATTGTGTTTATTTATGACTTAATTAAATTACCTAACATTATAACGACCAATCTTAGGCTTCACTTCGTAAAACATTCTCATAGCTAAAGCATCTGAGTAATCAGGTGAGCGACCGATAACCGCTTTTACTACATCTTTAGGAACTATCTTTAGCTTTCCGTCCTTGTCTATGTCTTTGGACCTTACTTGCTCTAGTTCTTCTGTAATTAGTTTACGCTTATCAGCATCAATTACACTTATGCCAATCTGACCCTTATTAATTAAATCAGCTAACTTATAATAGCATTGAGTTTTCAAGTTCTGGTAATTCTCTTTCTTGATCGGTGTTGAATTATTAATAAAGCCTTTGCACCTGAGTACATCTTGAAGACCACCACCTACACCATCACTATCCACAATGATATTACTTAGCTTTACTTGATGGTTCTTTTGAAGCTCTCTAATATACTCAGCAAGTTCTGTAATAGTATTCTTGTCAAACGTTTTAATCATTACGACTTGCAATCCTTCGAACAACATCACAACGGACTTATCTTCTCCCATACGAGCAACATCACAACTAATATACTTCTCTCCTTCTGTTCCCTTGTTGGTGAATAGGTTTAAAATAGAATCGTAATCAATTAAAGAATCTGAATCTGCGTCATATTCCCAGTTACCGAAGAGCAATCTTTGCTTTGAAACTTCATCTAATTTGCTCAGTTGCTTTTCGTAATGCTTCGATATAAATTGATTGTCAGTTACCAATGAAGGAACGAACTTTCTGTAATCTTTTAATGTACCTAATTGAGCTGGCTTATAATATTCTGTATAAACCCAATTCTTAGCAGGGTTACAAGTCATTAGAAGCTTTGGAATGATTGCAAAGTCATCTAGTTTATATCTGATTCTAGACTGAACTACATTAATAGCTTTGTGCGTGACTTGATTTGCTTCATCAATAAATGCTCCTGTAATTTCCAATGAACCTAAACTATCAAAATTCCTATCAGATGGATATAAGAACAAATCCTTTAGTATAATCTCTGAACCGTTCTTAAATGTAACAATGTTACTCGATCCGTTGAAAGTATAATGTTCTCCACTCTTTAAACCCCAAGCACCGCAAACTTCAAAGAACGTGTTTAAGGTAGTCTTCTTTAAAGCATCTAACTTAGAACGCCCCATTAGGTATCTAGTCTTAGGATAACGCAAACACATAGTCACAAGCCAAGCAGAACCTACCCAAGACTTCCCACCTCCAGCAGCCCCACCAAATAAAACTTCGTTGGTATGGCCATCGAATAGGAATCTTAAACACTCCTTCTGCTTAGATGTAAAGTCTGGATTAATTTCCAAGGTCTATATGTATTTTAATCGCTTCGTCCTTACTCGTAATATCTAACTTATCTTGAGCTTTCCCAAAAGTATAATCACGAAAGTCTGACATCATTTTAAGTCTAGTATTTGGATTGTTAAATTCCTGAATCATTAACTTTAGATAGACTGGTGTATCATCATCTCTTGTAAGCTCTTTTAAGTCCTCAATAGTACAATTGAATATTAGAGAACACGTCTCCATGTAATCGCCTTTAGACAGCTTCTTAATACCTTTAGCAGTCAAGTCTAAGTTGATAGAAGCAAACGACCTTCTGTTAACTCCTGTCTTATTTATATTCTTAGGATTCTTACTAAAACCCTCTGAGTTTATTTTGTCTCCAAAATTACTTTCCTTTCCCATATCGAGTTGCTATTGAGTTGCTATTCATTACCATACTTTTCCATATAGTTTAAATGTATTTCTACAAGCATTTCCTTATACTGTTTCTTATCCCCATACCTAATATGGCAAGGTCTGCAAACCGCTTGTAAATTACCTATGTAATCCTTTACTTTACTTCCTCCCATGCCGCGAGCTTCTATATGATGTATATCTTGTGCAGGACTTGAGCATACTTCGCAAGGGATAAAATCCAACTCATCAAAGTTGAAATACTCTAGGTATATTTTAGTATGCTTTCTCATGGATTATTTCTTATATAATTTTCAACTATAATCGATATACATACTAGAGATGCAAATATTAGTATTGGTATGTGCATAATTAAATCTTTTCACCGCAAAGTTCGCAAACATCTTTAGTAATATCTTCTAAAGTATTGTCTTCGTACTTGTCAATATTAATATTGAAATCGTTATCGGTAAATCCTACATCTTTTAGCATCTCTTCAGGGAAGTAATTAATTAGCATATCGTCATCAAACTTCCCTCCGTTCTTATTCAGTCTAAGGTTAAGCTTCATCTCACTCTCTAATGGAAGATCTACCAAAGAACAAATGACACTATCATAACCTAAGTCTTCTAAAACTCTAACCCTCTGATGACCTCCAACAATTATATTCTCTCTACCTTTGTAAGTGTTTACAACAATAGTCTCAACAATACCAAACTCAGTTAATGAATTCTTTAAATCCTTATACTCTTTCTTTGTGATAATTCTAGGGTTATACTCAGCAAACTTTAATTCACTTATCTTTCTACTTTCAATCTTCATATCCTGCAAGTACTTCTCTTAGTTCCTTAATCGTTTGAGCTACACAAGAACCACATTTAGACGCTTGCTTATTCATTCCGAAGATTTCATTGTATAGTTTGGTTACTCCGATGTTATCGTTGTGCGTAATCTTATCTGTACCTATTTGATTTAGTAATCGTTTCAATATAGATAGTTGGTCTTTTGTAAGGTCGTTCTCACGTTCCCAGTTACCTACTGGACATCTAGTAAATGCTATCTTTGCTTTGATCTTCATAAAGCAACCGCACTTCTTGCATTGGCTTAAAGACTTACGAAAGTGAGGGCAGGCGTTGCATAGACTTATCCTCTCATTGTAAGTTCTATCACTTGTCTTTAACCTCATCCCTTATGCTAGTTCTAACAGATTTTATAGTCTTAAATATAGAAGTTGGTGAGATGTTCATTGCTTTAGCTAAACCTCTTACAGTTCCTTTACCATCGTAATATATGCTGAATATAATTTGATCGTAGAAATGATGCTTACTTAATGCCTTCGCTATATTAGTAAGTCTATATTCTTTTATCTCTTGGCTATCATCAACAACGTCTTCTAGATTTGCAATGATTGCATTCTCATCTAATAGCTTAGGGTGGTGCTTACGTTGAAATAGTGAAGTAGTAGAACGATATTGGTTCATCATTACCCTAGCAAGCCAGAACATCAGATGTCCATTCTCAACAATAGACTTTAATTTAACTTCGTCATACTCCAGAAGAATAATATATATCTCTTGTGTAAGGTCCTGAGCATCTATGTCATTGCCTTTAGTAATTTTAAAAGCTAAATCATAAATATCTTTATAACGAGCTGCAATATCTTCTCTTAATGTTACCATACCTTGTGAGCATAACTCTATGCCCGACCTTTATATTGTGATGAATAGCCAAGTACCTTCTAATAACGTGTACTTTCTTTCCTTTTTTAACACCTTGTAATATTACTCTATTAATAATACCTTTCATAATGTAGTTGTTTTAGTTGTTTATAATTTCAGTAGTCATAAAAAAAGAGGTGAAGGTTTCAAGCTCCACCCCTTACAAAACAACTACGTTTGAATATGTTGCTAATATAGGTAATTATTTCCTTATCAAAGCTATCTCGCTTTTTATTTTCTCTAAATATATTGACAAATCTAAAGCTTCCTCTTGTGCGTGGGTAATCCAATCTTCAATTGATAGGTCAGTTCGCTCCATTGTCGTTCCGTACTTGTTCTTCCCCATCTTTGCACGTTCTAATATCTTATCACATACCTTCTGTTCTATTGATATAGGCTCGTGCTTAGTTAAAGCTTTTACAATATCTAATACATGATCAGCTTCATTCATGTAAGTACCATCTTCTCTATAAAAGTAAGTCAAATTATCAATTATAAATCTATAAGGATATTCAAAATTACCTTGTTTGTCTTCAAATATAGCAACGTTCCCATTCCTTAACTCGAACTCATCACCTATAACGGCTTTACTTAAATCAATCTTCATATCTCTTTGTTTATGATCCACAAGCTTCACAGTCTTCGTTATCAATTGAGCAATTTTCTGGCTGATCCTTATCTTCTAAATCAACAATCCATGATTCAAACATTGCTTCGGCTATTTCTGTTGGTTTCTTCTTTTCGTCTTTCATCTCTTAGTCTTGTTTTAACCCACTATGGAGGCAATCCCCATCGCCCCCATGCTGATCATTAAACCCCTATGGTTTAAGTTAATTTAGCAACACTCACGCAGTCACCTCTCGTAGATTTGCTCACTAAATGCTTTGACCGTTAAGCTTACCCTTACTACGTTCATATACTAAGGCTTTTTGTGCTTTCTTTGGTTCAATACCATCATAACCAAACATTAACTCAAACGATGTTTGCTTGTTTATAGGAGGCATTATTCTTATCTTGTTTCTCATTTGGCTAATTTAAAGTAAATTTTTGAATTGAACTAATTACATACTGAAATAATTATCAATCTTTTCTTTTGCTTGATCAAATCCTGTGCAGAAATCTGCTTTATAACCTCGCAATCTAAGGTTCTCTATCCATTCAGTCTGACTGTATCGTTTACCACCTATACCATAATCCTTTTTATAGTTACCATTCTTCTTAAAGGGTGAGCTTCCCAAAGCTTTTAATTCGATAGCTAAACCATTATAACCGCCTCTAGGT